GGAGAGATGGAAGATAAAGGGGATTTTTGTCTGACGCAGGTATGATACCAATGCCAAAAGAGGAACGTTCTGAAATGCTTATTCGTATGAAAGAACTTCCTAAACTAACAATGGATGATTTAAAATAAGGATATAAATAATGATGCGTTATCTAAAAAGACTTTGGTGTGCAATAATAAATAGAAAATGCCATGATGGATGTGACTGTTGTTAAATGGCCCTAGCTAAATCACAGAAGAGTCTAAAATCATGGACAAAACAAAAGTGGCGTACTAAGAGTGGCAAGCCTAGTGCTAAAACTGGTGAACGGTATTTACCTACTAAGGCTATTAAGTCTCTTAGCGATGCTGAGTATGCCGCTACAACCAGAGCTAAAAGAAAAGGCAAGGCAGCAGGTAAGCAGCATGTACCTCAACCTAAAAAAATTGCAAAGAAAACCCGATCCTACAGGAAAGTTACATGAATATTAATACAAGTTACACATACGTAAACTATGATAAGGTTGTTCCTGATTGGCCTAACACTAAGAGTGAGAGAGTAGAAGAGACAAGAAGAGCAGCAGAAATTAAAGTAGATAGAATTAAGAACGATGCTGCATATACTTATCACCCTATTAATAGGCCACACAGACAAGGCGAAGTAGTAGACTTCGTAATAGCTTGAGGATAACATGGCTCGTAATTTAACAGAGAAACAAAGAAAGTTTTTGGATGTATTGTTTGAGGAAGCTCAAGGCAGTCCAGCTAAAGCAATAAAGCTTGCTGGTTATGCTCAAGGCATTTCCTCTACAAGTGTTTTAAATGCTTTACAAGATGAAGTTGCAGAGCTAACTAAAAAGTTTCTTGCAACAAGAGGACCACAAGCAGCATGGTCTATGATGGAGATACTTAATAATCCTACAGATTTAGGCAACAAAGAAAAAATGGCAGCAGCTAAAGATTTACTTGACAGGGCTGGCTTTGTTAAGACTGAGAAAGTAGAAGTAAAATCTGAAAGCCCTTTGTTTATTTTACCCCCAAAAGAAAATGAAGATAACTAAACAGTGGAAACTACCACCACCAGAAAGCACAGAGAATGGCTATACATGGCATCCTGTCGTTAGAGTAGGAAGACACATACCGTTTGGTTATAGACAAGACCCTGAAGATCAGGACATACTACTACCAATAGAAGATGAACTAGAGCTATATGAAAAAGCAAAGAAGTTCTTAAAACAATATAGTTATCGTGATGTAGCCAACTGGTTAAGCACTCAGTCAGGTAGATACATATCCCATGTTGGTTTAATGAAGAGAGTTAAGATTGAGCAAAAGCGTAAGACAGCAGCTTCAAACAAACGCTACCTTGCCCAGCGATACAAAGAAGCCCTTGAGAAAGCGGAAAAAATCGAAGCCAGTATCCAAGGTGGCAGAGAAGCCTCAAGTATCTCCTGAACCTGATATTATAGAAGTACCAAGAGAAGTTATCTTTGAGCCTAATCCTGGACCACAGACAGCTTTTCTAGCCTCTACAGAACAGGAAGTACTTTATGGTGGATCAGCAGGTGGTGGTAAGAGCTATAGCTTAGTTGCTGATCCCGTTAGATATTTTAATAATCCCCATGCAAGCATGCTACTTGTTAGACGTAGTACAGAAGAATTAAGAGAACTTATAGCTGTATCTAAACAACTCTATCCTAAAGCTATCCCTGGGATTAAGTTTATGGAAAGAGACAAGACTTGGGTAGCACCATCAGGTGCAACACTCTGGATGTCTTATCTTGATAGAGATGATGATGTTATGAGATATCAAGGACAAGCATTTAACTGGATTGGCTTTGATGAACTTACACAGTGGCCTACACCTTATCCTTGGAACTACATGAGATCAAGGCTACGTACTACTAAAGATAGTAGTCTACCACTCTATATGAGGGCTACTAGCAACCCTGGAGGACCAGGACACCAATGGGTTAAGAAAACCTTTATTGACCCTTCTGAGCATAATAAGTCCTATTGGGCTACAGATATAGACAGTGGTGAAGTTATTACATGGCCTAAAGGCCACAGTAAAGAAGGACAACCACTCTTTAAACGTAAGTTTATACCTGCAACACTTTTTGATAACCCCTACCTTTCTGATGATGGTCTGTACGAAGCTAATCTTTTATCTTTGCCTGAACACCAACGTAGACAGCTACTCGAAGGAGATTGGGATGTTAATGAGGGAGCCGCCTTCCCTGAGTTTAACCGTAAGATTCATGTGGTAGAGCCGTATGATATACCTAATAGTTGGACAAAGTTTAGGGCATGTGACTATGGCTATGGTTCTTATACAGGAGTAATCTGGATTGCCATAACACCTGCAGAGCAACTAGTTGTATACAGAGAATTGTATGTAACTAAAGTAACTGCTACAGACTTAGCTGACATGGTGCTAGAAGCTGACGGTGAAGATAACATAAGATATGGAGTTCTTGATAGTTCTTTGTGGCATAAACGTGGTGACACTGGTCCTAGTCTAGCAGAGCAAATGATTATGAAAGGTTGCAGGTGGAGACCATCAGACAGATCAAGAGGTTCTCGTGTATCAGGTAAAAATGAATTGCATAGAAGATTACAGGTGGACGAATTTACTGAGGAACCCCGATTGGTATTTTTTAATAGTTGCATTAATACCATATCTCAATTACCTGCCCTTCCTCTTGATAAGAATAACCCAGAAGATGTAGACACAAACTCAGAAGATCACTTATACGATGCATTACGATATGGAGTAATGACAAGACCAAAAAGTAACCTATTTGATTTTGACCCTAATAATCACACCACAGGGTTTCAAATGTCAGATGCAACATTTGGATATTAATAATGGAAGAAGACACTGAAGACATGATCATGGATATAGAAGAATCTTCTTCTATTGAGGATATAAAAGAAGAAGAATACTCTGATCCAAAAGCAGGACAAATAGTAAGTTTTGTAAAAGAAAAATATTCTAAAGCTGAAACATCTAGACGCATGGATGAAGAGCGATGGGTACAAGCTTATAGAAACTATCGTGGTTTATATGGCCCTGATGTACAATTTACTTCTACAGAAAAGTCTAAGATATTTGTTAAGGTAACTAAGACTAAAGTATTAGCTGCATATGGACAGATTGCTGAAGTATTATTTGGTGGCAACAAGTTTCCTATTACTATTGATCCCACAGTATTACCAGACAATGTGGAAGAAACAGTAAACTTTGAAACTAATCCACAGGCACAAAAAGCTAATGAAGAGCTTGGTGAGTTACTACCTGGTGAAACTTATCAAGACTTTAGAGAAAGATTAAATGGATTAAAAGAACCACTAGAACCAGTAATAGATAAACTACAAACTGGTCCAGCTAAAACACCTACCTCTCCTCAGTTTCATCCTGCTGATGTAGCAGCTAAGAAGATGGAAAAGAAAATACATGATCAACTAGAAGAGTCTCACGCAAAGAAGCATCTACGTGCTGCTGCATTTGAGACTGCTTTGTTTGGCACAGGTATTATGAAAGGTCCGTTTGCTGTAGACAAAGAGTATGCTAATTGGGATGATGAAGGTAATTATTCTCCTGTATTTAAAACTATACCACAAACAAGTAGTGTTTCTATCTGGAACTTCTATCCTGATCCAGATGCAGCTACAATGGAAGAAGCTGAGTATATTATTGAACGACACAAAATGTCACGTTCACAACTACGTGCACTAAAGAACCGTCCATACTTCCGTGAAAATGCAATCAACAATGCACTCAACCTTGGTGAGTCCTACCAGAAAGAATGGTGGGAGCATGTTATGGAAGACGACTCAGAAGAGTATAGTGTGTACAGATTTGAGGTGCTTGAGTTTTGGGGATTTGTAGATACAGAGATACTCAAAGAACAAGATATAGAAATACCAAAGGAGTTAGAAGACTCAGAGCAACTTAGTGTAAACGCTTGGGTGTGTAACGGTCAGGTGTTACGTCTTGTGATGAACCCATTTACTCCTGCATACATTCCATACTTTGTATCTCCCTTTGAGATGAACCCTTACAGTATCTTTGGTGTAGGCATTGCAGAAAATATGGATGATACACAAACTTTAATGAATGGCTTTATGCGTATGGCAGTGGACAATGCTGCACTGTCAGGTAATTTATTAATTGAGATTGATGAAACTAACTTAGTTCCAGGGCAAGACCTATCTGTATACCCAGGAAAAGTCTTTAGAAGACAAGGCGGTGCTCCAGGTCAAGCTATCTTTGGAACTAAGTTTCCGAATGTAAGTAACGAAAACATGCAGATGTTTGACAAGGCAAGGGTATTATCTGATGAATCAACTGGCTTCCCATCTTTCGCACATGGTCAAACAGGCGTACAAGGTGTGGGCCGCACTGCTTCTGGTATTAGTATGCTTATGTCTGCTGCCAATGGTAGTATACGTAATGTAGTTAAGAATATAGATGATTACTTACTAGCACCACTAGGTAAAGCTTTCTTTAACTTTAACATGCAGTTTAACTTTGACTCAGATATCAAAGGTGATCTAGAAGTTAAGGCTCGTGGTACAGAAAGCCTGATGGCTAATGAGGTACGTAGTCAAAGACTAATGCAGTTCTTGCAAGTTGTGCAGAACCCTGCACTAGCACCCTTTGCTAGAATGGATTACATTGTTCGTGAGATTGCTAAGTCTATGGACCTTGATCCAGACAAGGTTGGTAATAATATGGCACAAGCTGCAGTACAGGCAGAAATACTCAAAGAGTTCCAAGCTCAGAACCCACCAGAGCCAGCACCAGGTGTGCCTCAGACTCCCCCTGCTGGCGTTCAGGTGCAGGATACGCAAGGCAGTGGAGGGGGTACTATAGGAACTGGAACCGCACCCCAGCCAGGAGAACAGGGCTTCTCAGGTAACACTGGACAAACTGTACAATGAAGCTAGTCATAAATAACAATCTTAAACCGTTTGTTAATAATCCAGAAATGTATAATACATTTTTAGTAGAAATAGATGAAAGGATTATGTTTGCTCAAATATCACTAGAACAAACTAGAGAGCCTGATGAAATGTTCAGGCTACAGGG